CTCCATTGTGCAATTACTGCTAATATCTGACCTACTTTTTGAAAATCTGGAAGACGTTTTGCCTCGTCTAAAGGGTCTATGTATTGAATATTTGATTTGGGTGATTGAATTGGTTCTGGTTTGATAATGTCAACTGTTTCAAACTCTCTCCACTTGATATCCCCAGTGGCATCTTCGACCTTAATGCCACAATTTTCTAATGCACCGACTTGTGCTGGAGACCATCCCATATGAGTATCAATACTGTATTATTTAGTATGTGGAATATCTACATCATCGCATCCTGCGTATGAAGTAGATAGATCCGCACCAATGTCACCACCCTTATCTGCACCAAACATTGTGACAAATCCAGCAGCAACCCAACCTACAAATGGTATGTTTGAGAGTGCAGGAGCAGCCTGAGCACCAACAGCACCACCTACCATTCTACCAGTTCCTTTTCCAGAACCTGCAGCTTCAATACATGCGATAGTCTTTGCACTAATTGCTGCTGCTTGTTCTTTAGTACTCTTACCTTGTGCAGATGGATCTATCCAAGCACTTGTGCTACTAACAGGTCCTCCATGATGCACTGCTCCATCCATTGTATACATTTCTGTTGTCTGTATATTTTGCTTCTTCGTTCCTAAGAATCCACCACTCTTCTGTATATCTTTTACATTAGACATAACTAAAGGATCATTTGCTCTATATGCCATTTCATATGAACCATCTGCATTAGTCTTAATTCTATATGATGTGTAAGGACCAACAGGAAGACTAGGAAATTTACTTTCCTCAGGTTGTCTTCTGGCAATTGTTCCTATTGCACCAACATAAGTTAATCCGATAAGACTTGCTGAACCTATTGCGATCCATCTTTTATAATTCATGACGATTCCTCTTCTTTAGTTTTACGACCAATGTTGTATTTAGTCTCTAGTATCCAGTTACCTTTATCTTTATAAGACAATACTTTTATCTGGTTTAAAGGTGCAATATCTGATATTTTAGCAGATTCTTTGATAGAAATCAAGCCCCAATCAGCAAGCAACTGACTAATACGATTCCTACGCTGCACATCGTTAATAGTAAGGTTAGCTCTTTTTCCATCAAGTGCAAATAATTCTTTGAAGTGAACGATATAATATCTTCCTTGTTTATGTAGTATATGACACGACTGATACAATTTCTTTTCTTTACGGGAAGCAACACCTATGCGTGTCAATGTTTCTCGTACTTTTAAAAAGTCATCTGGCTCACTTAAAGCCACCTCAATCATACTATCTGGCGACCAATCATAGGTCGGTTCAACAACAACGCTCATTATACTAAGATAAAATTCAGTATTTTTATTTAGTTTAGGGACTTCTTCACATTCTGAAGTCCTTCGTAAACTACCTCATATGCCTTACCATAAGCCATCCTATTGATATATCTTTTATCCCACCATTCATTCATCTTACAGTCTTTTCCACTTTGTTTTTCATAGATGCCAAGGAATACACTAAAGGTATCCCAAACTGGTAATGGAAAATACATTGGGGATAGACAAACAAAGATATGATCATAAACATAGTCTCCATGATCATACTCATGAGCATGACAAGCTCTCCATTTAGTAGGTTCACCCACATTCTCACATATAAATTTATTAACTGGACTACGAGTATCGACTTCTTTTATTCCTTCGTTACGAATCCAAGTCATACTATTCAGTCTTCCTTGATGATGTAGATATGCACCCCAACTACCCTCATCAACTTTACCATAGGTATGGGCAAAATGATATTCTAATAGATGACAAGCAAGGTACTCTTTAAATTCATCGTTATCATCACCGATAAAAGTTCCTGCTAAAAAATCATCATGATGATCTATGTTAACTAGATCAATCTTTTCTTTAGGAAGATCTTTGAGTATCATATCATGATCAAATCCAAAAGAAACTGTAGCATTAGGAGATGCTGCAAGTGCTCTAGTATATGTTTCTAACAAATAATCCAGACACTCTTCATCAATTATCTTTGATCTATCGTTTAAATCAGTATACTTAGTGAAGTATTGAGTCCACTTTGTATAAGGATGCCACTCTTCCCATAGTTCATTATTATCATTCGGCCAGTCATCTACTGAAGGAAAACAATAATCAATATCAATACTTAAAACCTTTTTCACTTGATACCACCCACATCCATTTTCTTTTTTATATATTCTAATTGATCGGGAGTTAATATTCTCAACGCTTGTTTTGCTTTCTCAGTATTATAGTTATAGTATTTTTTTACAACTTCTAGATCTTCAATCTTTTCTTGCTTTAACCAAGGAGCAAAACGCTTTCTCTTTCTAATTCCATTCAGCATAAAATTATACTGCATATCCTTATCTAAATTAGGAAATCTATTCATCTCATTAGCATACATAACACAATCAAGATGACCAGATAAACAACGATTTACAATATATGCAGGATACTTTGCATCAGGATCTTCCTCAAGAATATCTTTTTTATTAAGATTAATTGAATTTAACCAGTCTTTTAATTCCATAGTATGTAATTCCCAATGACAAGAAAATCAAGATCCATATTTTTAAATCCTCTAATAGCATCTTCTGGAGTTTCTATGATAGGTTCTCCACTCTTATTGAATGATGTATTTAAAAGAATAGGATCTTCAAATTTAGATAGTAGATGACACATCTTAGGATTCTGTTTCTTATTAACAGTTTGAATTCTACAAGTTTTATCTTCATGAACAATAGCAGGTATCCTATCACTTATAGCATGCTGAGAACTCAACATGTACGGTGTAATTTCACCCTCAAGAAAATAATCATCTATTCTCTCTTCTAACATTATACCAGCATACGGTCTCCAATGCTCACGATGTTTTATTCTCTTATTTAAGATGTCTTTATTTTCTGGTTGAGTAGGACTCATAAGAATAGAACGATTACCAAGAGCACGAGGACCATGTTCTGATCTACCTTGGAACCATCCTACAATTTTATTCTTCTCAAGTTCATAAGCAACTGTCTCACACAACAAATCAAAGTCTTCATAGTATTCCATATTCTCCTCGTCAGGAACAAAATCTTCATAAGATTTTCCAAGGTATGAAATATTATTTTTTGGCATACGAGGATTACTTCCAGTTTTATAAGCACCCCATGCTGCTGCTCCAAAATGAATACCAGAGTCATTTGTATATGGTGGTATATGCATGTTCTTAAACAATGGTTTCAATAAACTATTAGCACATACATTGAGGAAAGATCCACCTGCAAAACAATGATTATCTTCTAGGTAACCATCCTTTTGTAAAGACTTAACTAATCCAAGTATAGCATCTTCAAATGATCTTTGTAGATAATATGCTTTATCTTCTAAACTTCCTTGGATAGAATTAAATACCATGCGATAGTCATAAAAGTTTGCTACATTATGTCCGAAGTCATACTTTTCAATATCAAATAATTCTTTAGCATAATCATTAGCAAGTGTATATGGTTTAGGTGCATCTACCTTATTTCCATATGATGCAAGACCCATTATCTTTCCCTCTTTTGGTGTCTTATCATCTGCATATTCTTTACCTATCTCTTTACACTTGCCCTCATATATCATCTTAGACCATTGGCAATAAAATTCTCCAAAAGAATTCTCACCAACATCGCCAGGCATACGAAAGAATCTAAAAATCTTTTTTCTCTTATTGAAATATCCTATACTATTATTTTCTCCACTACGAATATTACCAGTAGCAAAATCCCATAGTCCACTACCCAAACCATCCAATGTTAAAAAACTTCCACTATTAAATGGAGAAGTAAAAACAGTTGATGCTGCATGACATAAATGATGTGATAAAAACCATATATCTGCATGTGGAAATATATCTCTTAGTAATTGACTTGCTTCTTTTTCTTTACCTTCATACCAAATTTTACGATTTGTAGTAGTAACTTCATTATATTTAAAAAGATTATTCCAAGGATATGTTGGAACATAACATACCACATCAATATCATCTTTAGAATAATCTCCTAGAACATAATCAATAGATTTAAAAGGAAAACTACCATCTTCTTTTATTCTACTCAAACGCTCTTCATTTATACTTCTAATATGGTATCCATCTACAAATAAAGTTGCACCAGAGTCATGACTTATTGCCTCTGGATTTTCGATTGTACCATAGAGTCCTATAATTTTCATACTGTATAGTTAGTCAATACTAATTCTTTACGATCCATTTGTTCTAACATATATTTACCCACTGATCTCATGGTATATGTGTGATCAAATTCAGATGCATTCCAATTTACAAAACGATCACGAATTAACTGTGATGAATTATAAGATATTATATGATCTGCACATGCATCATCACAATCTGAAGCAAACTGATCATGATCAAACTTTTTATGCATAGCACCTTTTCTACCATACAGGTTTGATGATATCTCATATGGTGGATCAGAATATATGAAGACTGTAGGATCATCAGTTAAGAGATCTGTGTATGTACTATTAGTTATCTTCCAATGCTGAATTAATTTTCCATACTCTGCTAGTTTTTCAATTCCTCTATAAGAAAAATTAGATTCTGATGCCTGTGGAGAAAAAGAACTTGACTCAGTAAGACCAGAAAAACTACACTTATTGGTAACATAAAATGCTGCTGCTCTTTCTCTATTAGTTAATCCCTTGTTGTTTATATCTTCTTTTGCTTGTTCAAATAATTCTCTAGCAGTATCTCTATCTGGATGCAAGTTTTTTATTTTCCAAACTGAATTCTGCAATGCCTCACCATCATGCTGTAACTCCATCCAAAAGTTTGCTAATGGTTCGTATAAATCATTGACCCATACTTTAGTATCAGGAAATCTTTTAGTCCATTCTAATGCAAACGAACCACCTCCTAGAAATGGTTCGCGAAATTCTTTGTAATCAGATTTATTATAAGGATAATAACCAAATAATTTTTTAACTGCTCTAGATTTTCCGCCAGGATAACGAAGAGGAGTTTTCAATTGCTTCATTAAAATAAAGTAGGTTTTGGTGCAAAAAACTCTGGGTATTTTTGAAATACCATCATATCATACTCTGCTGATACTAAACATGTTCTAATATCAGTTCCTTCTTGTCTTCTTCTTTGTATAGAAGCTCTATCAAGACATGGATTTTTCATCTTTGCAAATGCACCATCAGGATTAGTTGTTAATCCTATAGTTGGAACTTTAAAGATGAGAGTCCTCCAACATGTCATTAAGACATGATAGAAAACATCAGTGTTTTCTTTTGTACGAGGAGGAGAGTTATTACCAGAGGTTTGGAATCTAAAGTCAAAGATTGCTCTATGCTTTATTATACCACGCTTTTTCATTCCGTAGTCAAGACTATGTTTATATACAACTTTTTTTATTTGTGCTCTCTCTAATCCTTTTTCCTCAATTACAAGATCAATTCCTTGATCTATATGAGGTATGGAATAGTTAATTTTGTTTCTTAGTAGATACATCTCTACTGCTTTTTCGCATGCCCCACCATTAAAAGCGTGTTCACAATTTTTAGCATTAAAATCTTTTATTATTTCTCCTTCTAATAGAGGAGGCATAACTGGAACTATGCGAGTACTCATGTTAATCTACACCATATCCTGTTGTTTCCCAAATGATATAATCATCAGGATCAAGATCTCTTAAGAATTGTACTCCATCATCCTCATAATCTTCTGGTTTAGGAGTAGGCATATAATATCCTGGTGATCTTGGTTGCATCAAACGCTTTTGTATCATGATAGCAATAGTCTTATCAAACCATGCATCCAATGAGGTTGATAATTTTCTATGTGAAGTACCAACATAGAGTTGTCCTGCTACTACAGAACATGTAGCAACACCCCAGAACAGATAATAAAATCCACTCTTAACTTGGTTGCGTAATTTGTTTGATTTAATAGTCATAATTTTTACTTGAATTTACATTCTACCATAATTTCAGTAAGACATGCAAGCATGTTAATTTCCTGATCTGCTACGAATGCCATCTGATATTGATACTTAGCAATAATAAGCACAGCAGCAGCAATACTAGGACCGTCAAGGGATGTGTATAAAGCATCGTAGATACGACGGAAGAGAAGATTAGGATCATTATCCAAATTGGAAACCGTCCACTTCCGAACCGATGGGAAATCCTTCTCTTTGAGTTTCTTAATGAGATCATTTACTTTTACATCTGAAAATTCTGCAAGGATTGCTGAGTCTATTATACCACCAACAGAGTATCTTTGGCATTCATTTAAGACTCTTCTCCAGTCTGGAAAGTGCTTGTTAATTAATTCAACAATAACCTTCTTATCAGATTTAATTTTTTCTACATTTAATATTTCGTTGAGTCTTTGGAAAAATGATGCTGCAATTTTCTGCTTCTCTTTACCTTTGATACCAAACTCTACAACAGCACATCTAGAATGTAATGGTTCTATGATTTTATTCTTGTAGTTACAAGTAAAAATAAATCTACAGTTGTTATAAAAAGACTCAATGTTTGCTCTTAATAATAACTGTACATCATGTGTTGTATTGTCTGCCTCATCAATAATGATTACCTTATGAGTGCTAGTTTGTGATAGAGAAACAGTTGATGCAAAATTCTTTGCCTGATTTCTTACAGTATCAAGAAACCTACCTTCATCAGATCCATTAATAATAATGTAGTCGCATGATAATTGTTCACAAAGTGCTCTTGCAATAGTTGTCTTACCACATCCTGCAGGACCAGCAAGTAATAGATTAGGTATCTCACCTTTATCTACAAACTTCTGAAAAGTATTCTTTATACTATCAGGAAGTATACACTCATCTATAGTCTTGGGTCTATACTTTTCGACCCAAAGAAATTCAGTTTTCATTACAAAAGATTCAATGAAATAATAATACGATCTTGGTCACTATCATGTGGTGGTGCCATATGCAACAAACCACTTGGGAAGATTACCAAGTCACCTTCTTCAACTGCAATAGAACTAGTATCACGACTACCAGATTCTGCTGCAAATGGTGAAAAGAACAAAGTACTTTTATGTACCTCTGGGTTTATTCTAGCATAAAATACACAAGAATAACCAACAGTGCCATGATCATGAGGAACATGATAATCTCTGCTCTTATATCTTTGACACCACAGACCACTTACATGAGTAAATTTGTACTGAGAAATTTTTAAAAATTCATCTAGATACGGTTGTGTAATCTTTAAAAAATCTTCGGCATATGGAGGTGCTGATTTATCAAAGTAGTCTGTGTAATCAATATGCGTATGTGGAATACTATTGTTAAAGGGAACCATAGACAATATACGGTTCCCTTCTTTTTTCCATTCAGTTATATTAACCTTATGGATGTAAACAGTAAAGAGTGGTAATGACTCAATCGGCATATGTTGAATCTGGTTCCAACGCTATGAAGTAATCTAGATTATACTTGCTATTGGTAAACTTAGCAAGATTCTTTCTAGAAATTTGAACTTCATATGAACCAGGAATCAACTTGATATTTTCAATCTTGAAATTAAATTCAAATATACTGTCGGTCTCCCCAACAACAAGAGAAAACTCATTGGAGTTATCATTCTTCTTGTCACGAACTGTCAAAGTAATACTCTTTGCATTACCAACAGCAGCAAGATCTGGCAACTGATATATTGAAGATGCCTTTAGCAACTTCTGAAGTTGAATACTATCTAACTGGAATGATACATCAGGGTTAGTTAATTCAATACCTTTCTCTGGTGGAGATATGATCACATCGGGATCAGCAAAAGCAAATTTTACTTTAGTTGTCTCACCTTCACGAAGAATCATATAAGACTCATTCCTAAGATCGATGTCTGGGTCATTCATAAGATTGACACCATTTAAGAACTGTGGGAGATCATATATCCCAAATTCTTTTTCAAAGTTTTCATCAACTTCTGCCTCTGCAAGGATGTTCTTCATCACAGATATTGTGCGAAGTTTAGATCCTTTTTTAACCAAAATAGATTGATTAATAGAAGAAAAGTTTTCTAAGAGGTCGATAGTTTTTTCAGATAGTTTCATATCCATTGGTTAAGAGTCCTTGTCTAATTCTTCAAAGTGGTATAATAATACAGCATAGTGTATTATCTTCTGTATGTCAAGTTTTGCAGTTCCTTTTTTATCATATCGAGATGCATACTTAAGTATGTTACTACGACAGAATGCTGATGCATCCCCAACAGAATCAATAAGATCTAGAGTTTGTATTTTATTAGAGTAATGTTTGGAATATGTTTTTCCAATATACTCTTTCATACTATCTAATATCTCATGTTCGTTGTACTTGTACTCAGGAGATCCTTCAGCGATTGTGTATGTTGATTCCCCTTCAGTAAAATGATGCATATACATGTCATCTATATCTGCAGGTTCTTCTGGTGGCCATGGCGAACCAGGAGTCCATTCAAACCCACCAGATTTTTCAATCCATTCTAGATCATCATCATTCATAAGTGGGTAATCCTCCTCAAAGGTTCCGTCTAGTATAGATGCTGCTAGACTCCATGCATTTACCATTATATCACTCCTAAGTGTTTGAGTCAACCTGTATGTTGAATATATTATAACTCATAGTTATCCTAGTAACATCACTTGTAAATGGATATACAGTATGTTTTAACTGTGCAGGGAATACAAATATATCACCTGTCCTAGGAACTACTTTATAACTTCCAGTATACATGTATCCAGAAGGACCGTCAAGAAATTCTAACTGACCAGGACAAGGCATATTAGTTTTGTCCTTAACAGCATCAGATTCTTCTTCTATCTCTTTGGGAACATCAATCATTATAACAGAAGAAAGTTCACCACTGTGAACATGAACAGGATTGAATTCATTTTTCTTTTGAAAATTCATCCAAGGACCATTACCACAATTAAAAGTAAGTCTTGACATTGGTGGATCTGGTTGTCCTAACATATCTTGATTTCTTCTTTGTAAACATCCTGCCATATACCTAAAAATGTGAGGATAAATTTCCTTCACAAATCTATCAGGATCAAGTTCACATTGTAATTGATCATCTATATTACCTGCTAAATCCCATCCAACATTTTCATTTTTAATTTTTGTTTGGAGAGATGCGTCAACAAGAAAATTTAAAAAGTCCTCTGATATCACTTCATGTAATATCAAAGGACCAAAAGGTTTAATTAGCATCTTCAGATTTAAGATCTACATCTGCATCTACCTTATCATATAAGTCAAGGAAAGCAGACTTTGTTTCATCATCGAAACGATTTAAGCAAACTTGGATTGCTTTGAGTTTGTCACCCCAGATAGCATAGGCACGAACAATATGAACTAACCTACGAGTTGAGATAACCTCATCAACACCACCATCAAAGAATGTCTTACGAATGATGTCTGCCCAATCTACTAGATGCTTGCAGAATGGAATATCTTCACACTCTTTCTCAAGAATCTTTTGCTCGATAGAAACACTAGGATATGATTGCTCAAAGGTTACAGGGAATCTCTCAAGGAATGCTTCGTTAAGAACATTGGTACCGATGAATCTACCATCGTCAGAACCTTTACCTTTTGTGTTAGCAGTAGCAATAACATTGAATCCTTTAGCAGGAAGAACATGCCTACCAATCTTTTTAAGGAATACTCCTTTACCTTCTAGGATAGATTGTAAACATAGTATCTTGTTAGATGCTAGATCGATCTCATCTAAAAGGAGGACAGCTCCTCTCTCCAATGCTTCGACAACTGGACCGTTATGCCATACTGTGCTACCATTGATAAGACGGAAACCACCAATAAGATCATCTTCGTCTGTTTCGATTGTGATGTTAACACGAATAAACTCTCTCTTTGTTTGAGCACATGCCTGTTCTACAGAAAAGGTCTTACCGTTACCTGATAGACCTGTGATGAATGCAGGATAGAATACCTTAGACTTAATGATCTTTCTGATATCATTGAAGTTGCCAAACTTAACAAAGTGATCATCTGTATCTGGAATAAGATTTGCATTCTGTACTGGTTGAGCAGCAGGTGCTGAATAATTTTTCTCTAGTGCTTCTGCCACAGTTAATGTCCACTTACCACGAGTAACTTTACGGAACTCTTTAAGTTTGTTGACACGCTTTGTAACGCTTTGCACTTGTACATCAAAGTGTGCTGCTGCCTCATTTATTTGCTTACTAGTAACTTCCTTAACAGTATCGTTTTTTGTTAAGAATGAAATCAAGTCTTCGTTTGAAAATTTTGCTTGGAAAGCCATAATGTTGTCTCGTATATGTATATATTATACTGTAAAACAAGGGGGAATAAACCCCCAAGTAGACAGTTTGTTAAGCGACCATCTCAACGAATTCGCCTAATACTTTTTTGTTCATCTTTTTGTTAGTGAAAGACTTTTTAAAAGCAGATCTAATTTGTGCTTTGGTTGCATCCTCAGCAACTTCAAACTCAGTAGTATTTGAAAGATTGTTTGAAGAAAGAACAAAGAATGAATCGTATCCTTGATTCTTGATAGTGAAGGACTTGTGCTTTTTCCAATCAGCACGAGCACGATCTCTACCGTCAAAATCAGGAATGTAGTGAGAGATCATAGATGAAAGATCTCTAGCACCAAGTAAACGGAATCCTACAAAATTAACTTGAGGGAAAGATGACTTAAGATCTTCTAATAAGACTTTAGTAAACTTGAAATAAATGTCACTCAACCTACGAGTATAACCATTGTGTCTTAGGAAACAGTTGCTACGAATATGCTTATGACGCAATTCTGGTCTCTCTTCCCAATCACGCTGAACCATTGCAGTTCTACAAAGTGAACTTGCTTCACCATCAGTAAGTACAACACAGTTTACTTTCTCAACTCCAGTATTCTTTTGGAACTGAGGGATGATCTCATGAAGAGAAATTAATGCTTCATTTAAAGGAGTGCCAGATAGTGACATTCTTCTAGGAGTAACACCATGTCTAGTATGAAAACCTTCTGCTATCTTCCAGATATTCAACATCTGTCTCTCACATTCTTTAGCATTACATTTGCTACTAAGAAGATTCATCAAACAGAAATGATCTTCAATGAATAATTCATCTGCACCTTGCTCTTCACGAGCAGGTCTATCATCTCTCATACCATAGTAGTACCACTCGTTAGTAAATGCGTAAACCTCATATGGGATGCCGACTTTGCGAGAAAACCATATCAAATTGTACATCTGTTTTACAGTGTTTAGTAACACATCTGCCATAGAACCTGACCAATCTAGTACAAAAATCAAGCCATGATTCTTACCATCAGGAAGAACTGTAATCTTCTTGAATATGTCATCGTTATACTTGTACTGGTGTAGTTTTAAGCAATCAAGAACTCCAGTTTTAGAAGTCGCAGCACGAGCATATGCAGATGCTGCTTTTTTCATTTCAAACTCTTTAACAAGATAACTAACTTCTTTACCAGTTGATCTCTTGAACTTTTGATATGCGTCTTCAGACTCTTTGTGCCATTCTTTTACCCAATTAGCACCACCATATCTTGAAAAGTCTTCCTGATGTCTCTCTTCATAGGTATTCCAATCATCTTCAATATATGAGTGAATCTCATCTACAGGAACTACAGTTCTATTGGCATCAATTTTTGGAAGACTTAGATAAACTGGTGTTTCACGATTAGGGTCATACTTACCTGCTAGTTCTTCTAATTTTTCTGCTAGTGAGTCTACAGTTTTAGTCTCAAAATCATTAGTAGCATGAGTACCACCTGTTGTACCTCTGAAGTTAAGATCTTGTATATCATCGTCATCATCTGCTTCAGTATCATCAAGATCGAAATCTCCATCTACATCTTCTGGTTTAAGATTGTTACCTTCACCTTTTGTTTCTTCTTTCTCTTCTTCTGATTTCTCTGCTAACTCATTTAGTAAGTCATCTAAATCCATAGGATTAGAAAGACCACCTTGAGCAACACCTTCTTTTGAGACTACTTTCTCTACAAACTCTAGATCTTTAGTTTGGTTCTCTTCGATAAAAGCACTTAGTCTTTTTGCTGCTTGTAATGCATCATCAAATGTTTCAGACTTACCTATAATATCTACAATCTCTTTCTCTTTGTTAGAGAACTTGATGTTTAAGAATGCACCTACTTTGAACCATAGATTGATACGATCAGGGAAACTATATGATGCAAGATCTTCACCTTGAGTCTCAAAGAAATCATCCTCATTTAATTGTGTATATCCTCTACTGAATGTTTTGTTTAGACCTGCATATCTTCTCTTCATTAACTTCTCGATACGAGCATCTTCTGTGATGTTTACTAGAGATGGATTAAGATCTTTGTACTCATCTTCCATGAACCAGTTACGAGGGTCAGTATAAAGTGCATGACCAACCTCATGTGCTACTAGAAGATCATATACATCTTCAGAATTAATTTTCCACATTGGTAGAGTAAGAACTCTACGCTCTACATCGAAAGATGCAGTAGTCACATCTCTATGCTCGATGATCAAATTTTCTGTTGCTAGGAGTTTGGCAAGTTTACCTTTAATTTCGTGAAGCATTTTGTCTCGTCTTGTATACTACTAGTATAACAAAAAAATAGAGGGTAAAAACCCTCAAGTGGACACTTTAATATACTGTCACATTACGGTATCATGCATGCACAGGTCAATCTGTAAAATGGTGTGTCTACTAGTATAGGCATAGCATCATGTAGTTCAGTAGATTTGAATGCTATAAAATCACCAGGTTCAAAAGTAAAAGTCTCTTCTTGGATTTGTAATTCTCCACCCCAAGACTTATCCCATTGTGGAGTCATGAATCCAATGATACTCCAACTATATTTCTTGCTACCAGTACCATCAGTATGGAAACAAGGTATGTTGCCTTTTCTTTGGGCATTAAAAACTACAGACTCTACATCATGTGTAGGTAGTTCAAAACCATATTTATCTCTGATCTTCTGTTTAACATTAACCATCGTTGCAATCATATATGCAGCAATAAATTCTGAATGGATTCCATTAGGATCTTTTGCAACAAATCTAGGGTATGCTAGTATTGGATTATCTGCATTAGCATAACCACCACCGATATGCCAACATGGATTATTCATCAAATGATCATAGACCTGTTTGATCTCTGTATAATCTAAAACATTCTTAGCAATGTATGCTTCTTTCATAATTAACCTTCAACCAAAGACTTACTAGACATATAAGAGAACCCACCTTTCTTAGTAAATTCTATCACAGTATTGAACTTGTCTAACATATCAATCTTATGAGAAATCACAAAGACATTTGAATCTGCAATAACATATTTAATAATCTTATTAAATTCTTCTGTACCTACACTATCTAGTGATGAATCAAACACCTCATCCAGTATAAGAAGATTTGTATTTGCAGAATTTTTAAACCTAGCAACCTCTCTCCAAGCGAAAAGAAGTGCTAGGTCAATACGCATTTTCTCACCCTCTGAAAAAGATGAGTATGTAAATTTATCATGAACTGGACTCTGAACAGTTTCAGTAAACTCTTCATCCAATTTAAAATTGATATAGAAATCCATCATCTGCAAGTAACGATTGACTTGCTGATTAATGAGTGGTAAATATTTTTTGATAATCTTAGACTTCACTCCACCATCTCTAAGAAGAGAGAATGCAAAGTCTTGATATTTTATATCTTCTTTTTTCTCTACGAGTTCATCAAATACTTGTTGAAGATCATCCTCGAATCTTTTTAGTTTCTCATGTTCAGAATTTCTACCTTGAAGTTGTTTGGTAAGAGTTTGAATTTCTTGTTGTAAATCTCCTGTCTGTCTCTGATATCCAGTAATGCGAACATTGTTCTGAGAAATGCCATGTGTTAGATTCGTAATCTCTTTGGAAAGTGTGAGAAAAAGACGCTCTCTCTCTGTTTCTTCTTTTATCGACTCCTCAAGCTTCGTATAGCCGTCTCTGAGTTCCTTTGCCTTATTTTGAGCGTCTTCGATTTTATTTAGACGAAATTTTTCTTCAATAGGTTGGGTGCATGTAGGACATGTGACATTATCGTTAAAGAACTTATGTTCCTTTGTAATAACAGATACTTTTTCAGTTAACTTAACCTTTAGTTTTTCTAGTGTCTTCAAGCGTTTTGGAGATTCATTTACCTCTAATAATTGTTTGTTTTTTGTAACAATTTGGTCTTCTATTTCTATATTTTCATTAAGTAATTTGTCAACTTCTAGATTAATTTTTGTAATTTTTCCTTCATTTTTCTCTATATTTTTTTCACCCCTATCTTGCAACTCTTTTAAGAAATCTTCCTGCATAAATATCTTTTCTTTTATAGTATCTTTCTTAGTATTGAGTATCTTAATCTCATCTCTAATATCTTTGATCTTGTCTTTAACAAGATTCCACATTGCAGAGAAAATTTTAATATCTAATAGATCTTCAATAACCTCTCTACGATGAGAAAGAGATAATTGCATGAAAGGAATAAAATTACTACTACCTAATATTACAATTTGTGTGAATGATTTATAATTTAATTTTAATATATGATCTTCTAATATTTTTTGGTTGATCCTATCATCTGCTTCTTTGTTTCGCATCTCACCATTGATTTCTATATCAAATATATTTGGTTTGATACCACGACGAACAAGATAACTTTTAGTTCCTATTTTAAATTCAACTTCTACTAGAGTTCCTTTCTCGTTAGAACTATTAACCATCTGAAGTTTTGTTATTCTTCTATATGGTTTATTAAACAGCACAAAACACAGGGCATCTAGCATAGTAGATTTTCCTGCACCATTTGCTCCTACAACAAGAGTGGTTCCAGTCTTGTCAAGTTGTATATTAGTCCATTGGTCTCCTGTACTCAGGAAATTTTTCCAACGAACTTTCTCAAATTTTATCATCTAGTGGTGGCGGTACAACGATATCGTTAGGTGTAATTACAGTGTACTTATAATTATACATCTCACAGGCAGAAATTGCAACACCCTCATCAATTTCTATAACCTGCATTTGGACTCCATGATCAGAAAACAATTGAGATGAGTATCTTTCTGCATCATCTTCCTTTTCAAAGATAAACAAAACCTTATCTCCAGACTTATCTTTTACAGCATAAGCACCTTCTTTTGATTGTTTTTCTGAGGTTAGTAAATACATTACTCGACTTCTGAAGCTTTAGTATATAAGTTTTTAAACATGTCCTTTGCTCTAGATTTGTCTAGATTATCTTCAGACTCATCAATATATGTATTTAATATTGACAAGGTATTTTCCTCACTCACATCAATATCATCATCGCCATGTAACCATCCATTGTTGTAATCAAAATTTTCGACGATTTTTAATTCTTCAACATTAGAAGATTGAATCTTATCGATAAACCTTTCAAATGATTTGACATCACTTTTTTTCTGAACAATTACTTTGACTATCTTCCCTTCTAGTTCTCTACTATCAAATGTTTGATAAGGTGTATCATCATAATAAACATTATAGAACATACGATAAGGATTATTAACTGATTCTAGTTCATAAGTTTCAGTATCAAAGAAATGGAATCCTCTATCATCTTCTACATCATTCCAATACATTTCATATGGATTACCAAGATAAAATACCTGACCATCATTACTACGAGTATGATAATGTCCACTAAAGACTCTATCAAATTTTTGTAAGTGTTCTATATCTTGTCCTCTTGTTTGTTCAAATCCTTTGTATGGAGAGAAACCATTTAACTCTAGATGACCACAGGCAACTTTTGCTTTAGATGCTTTGATTTTTCTTAGCATTGATTTTTCATTTTCTTTATTCATCCAAGCGAGGAAGGCAAATTTGGTGCCTCCAATTGTATACTCAGCAAAGTCTCTGATAGGAATAATATTATTATATTCTCGTAATAATAAGTCAATAGTGTTAACTGTGTTATTATTTTTGTAGTACGCAGTGTGATTCCCAACAATAGAGTATACAGCAATTCCCATATCTTGTAACCTATCGAAGTAATTTTCTTTAGCCCACTTAAGAGACCAGAGATCAATGCTCCTCCTATTGTCGAAAGTGTCTCCCATATCGATAAGAGTTGTGATGCCTTCTCTAGCAATCGCAGGGAAAAAAATGTCTTCATAAAATTTTTGAAAATACTGGTGGAACTCTACGCTACCTTTTCTAGCACCGAAATGCTGATCTGTTATAATTGCTATCTTCATAAAAAACTCTCCAATGTACCTTGTCTAGAATTTACTCTGTCTTGTATTAGACTACCATAACCCTCATGCAATTCGCAACCTATGTAGTCTCTGCCTAGTTTCTTAGCAACCATAGCAGTGGTTCCAGATCCCATAAATGGATCAAGAACAATGTCACCTTTCTCACTTCCTGCAAGAATGCATGGTTCAATTAAGTCAGGTGGGAATACAGCAAAGTGTGCTCCTTTATATGGTTTATTAGTTATTGACCAAACAGACCGTTTATTTTTTGTAGGGTAAGACTTGGATAACCCACTATGAGGAACCAAGCCAGTGCCAGGATTGTGGTACTTACCTTTACTGCGATCCCTTGTTCCCCAATCTTTTGCTGGTTCTTTAATTGCTTCATTGTCGTAAAAATACTTTTTGTTTTTGCTTAAAAGGAAAATGTATTCATGTGATTTTGTACATCTATCCTTCATACTTTCTGGCATTGGGTTTGGTTTATGCCAAATGATATCCTGTCTAAGATACCATCCATCTGCTCTTAATGCAAATGCAAGCATCCAAGGAATACCAATCAAATCCTTTTCTTTTAGTCCTTCTAATTTATTTGCTCTTCTATTACAATTTTCTGGTAGATCTTGATTGGTTTTACTAACAGTTTGCTTAGGTAATCCTCCAGTACCAGGTCTATAGTTATAGTATGAGTCTCCTATGTTCAACCACAGTGTACCATCATCTGTTAGAATATTTCTTACCTCTCGAAATATCTCTACTAGTTTTTGAATATACTCTTCTGGAGTTGATTCCAATCCTATTTGATCGCCCTCGCCACCGTAGTCTCTTAAACCATAATAAGGAGGAGATGTAACACACATCCTAGGTTTCTCATCAAATTCTTTAAGGGTATCTAAACAATCCCCAAACAAAACTAAGTCTCTCATCTATTAGAATTTCTATACTGGATGTTATCTTTAATTGTATTATAGTCTGAAGCACTTCCACTTGCACCTTCTTCTACAACCATAACCTGATCGAATCCTGTCTTCTCTATTATCTTAGTTTTTATCTCAAGTTGCTTCTTCTCCTTCTGTATGCGTCTCAGAAAGGCATAATAGATTATCTGTGTAAAGTATGCAAAAGGATTAGTAGACTTCTCAGGATTGAAATTATGGATGTATTGGACGCAATTCTCTATACCATCGCCGATCATGTCCTCTCGGAACATGTAATTTACAAAGTTCGGTTTATACGACAAATGAGTTGCAATTTTTAAAAAACAATCACCCAAATAATTACTGATTAATGGTGGTTCCAGACCCTTCTCTTTTGCAATGGCACACTTATTTCTGTAGACTACCATTGCCTCTAATAGCTCTTTATTATTGACATAGTGATCCGATCTTTTGCGTGGCATAGTTCTTATCTGTATAAGGGTATTATAGCACAGCTTGACAAAAGTTCAAATCCCCATTAGAATAACTTTGTAGAAGTTCAGAAGGATTGTAGCTAAGTATCTGTTGCTATTCCTACGGACTTATTTTCCTGAGAATCTAGAGCAAATATATCTTCTAATTTTTTCTTGGCATCTTTAACGGTTCCTTTGTATCCCATTTTTTCCGAGGGGCGAGTTTTTTTGCCTTTATTTTTAAATACAGGACCGTACTTCTGTTCTAATTTTTCTGCTAGGTAATTGCAGTAATACTCTATCATGTCATGGTCTTCATCAATCTCTGTCATTGTAACAACTTTGTTGTAATTGACGAAGAAGAAATCATCGTTAGGAATATGTAACCAAGGTTCCACTCTTACATACGAGCCTCTCGCTCCGTGGATAACTTGTATGACAACAGGATCTTGTAGTATCAGAGTTTCTGGTGCTTCAGGGTCTATAGTCACTATGGCAAATATCTCCTCGCCAGTAACTAATTTAATTGTACTATAGAATTCGTCTTCCATTATTTACTCCTGAAGTTAATAGTTATCATATCATAGTTAAAATTTTCTTCTTTATAGATTTTAATTCTTTCGATGAGATGATTCAAAGTGTAGTTTCTACTTGATAGATAAGTGCAATCATCTGCTATATCATATAGGGTTGCACTAAATTTGTTATTAGATTTACGAAGCACTCTACCAATACTTTGTAAATTCCTTATTCTAGATTTAGATGGAGATGCAAAGATTACATTATGTAAGTTCTTAATGTTAATTCCAGTTGAGAAGGTGCCGTAAGAGGCAACGATGATAGCATCTTTTTCTTTCTCTGCAATTTCACGAACTTGTTCTCTGTCTTGAACATCCACCCCTCCGTGAATAAAGAAAACTTTTTGGGTTTCTTCCTTGTCACTATTTATCTTATCAAAAAGTATTTGTCCGTGGCTTTCCACCCTAGAAAAAAGCACTAAAGTATTTCCTTTTAAGTCTAGTGCTAAATTTTTAATAAAATTATTCCTACGGTCATTACTAATCAAGTAGTCTATTTCATCTTGATAGTTAGAAAATTTTATCTCGTCATGTTTTAGTAAAAGAATTTTTGCCTGTAATTTTGCCAGATAACCTTTATCCATTAACTCATCGGTACGAACTACTTTATAAGAAGGACCGAACAAGCCTTCAAGAACCCACTTATGTGTTTGTGTACCACTCAGTGTACCAGTAAAACCAAATCTATATTTCGCTAAATGAAGTTTTGTCATGATTTGTGTCAAAGATTTTGCTTTGAATAGATGTGCTTCATCTCCTATTACAACTTCAAATCTCTCAAAGTACTTTCTTTCTAACTTATAGATAGATTGCCAGGTAGTAATAACAACTGGAGCACTTGGTTCTTTATCTCTTCCAGCATAAATTCTCTGACAATATGAATCAGCATCCCACCCATATTCCGAGAAGTCTTTATGCATCTGCTCTACCAGAGATGTCGTTGGAACAACTATCAGAATATTTTTCTTTCGTTCTGCAAAGTAACGAACTACTGAGTAAATCATCAAAGACTTGCCAGAGGCAGTGGGCGATATCACTAACCTTCTATTGTGTCTTAGAGCATCGTATACTCCCTCAACTTGGTATTTCCTTGGGCGATGATTTGAAATACGATTAATATATTCTTTAACACCTTCTTTTGATATTAGTTCATTCTCTTCATAAGGAGTACCAAAAAATTTACTATCTATAAATTCGTAGTCATATCCATGTCTCTGACAAAACGAAACTAACTTATCTAATAATCCAACATATAACTCTCTAGTATGAGTTGAGAACAAACGAATTTTTCCATCCCAATATCGTTTCCGATACTGCTTCATGTATTGTGCTCCTTCTATATCGAAAGAAAAATGATCCGACAATTCTTGATACACATGTGGTTCAGACTGAATCTTTAGAAAGACTTCATTCTTTTTAGAAATAACAACCTTGCTCATGACTATCCAGACCTAAAGTTGTGCCAATCAATAATATTTTTTAACTGATAACTTCTGTTTCCTACTTGTTTAATTATATCCTCAAGATAGGTGAGCATTACATCGTAGTATTTAATTTTTAAAGTTGACTGCTGCACCTTCTCATCAGCATCCATATATCTTTTTAATGCATCTTTCTCTCTAACTTTATAAGGAAAAGGTTCGGCCTGATACACTTCAGGGTCGGATTTTCCTGAGTAATAGTTCCATCTTTCCAAACGAATCTTATTATCTACTGTTATAGATCTCTCTCTAAGTAACTTTATATTATTGTACAGGTCAAAATACTTTGCATGAAGAGATGGTATCTTTGCTGCCTCGTCATGTAAATTGTCTTGATCAATCTGTGCGTCTTTAGACCACATACTTTGTATAGTTTCAAGATTCATAAATTAGGTGTCAACTTCAATCGTATAGAACAGATACTTAAATGTTGCAGTAGCTGTAAAGTATGTATAATCGTTTTCGGTGGCAGTAAATTCTAGTGATGACAATGAGATTGGGAATAAATCTCTAAATTTTACACGGGTGCTTACATTAAAATTACTATTCAAAATTGATAATGTACCATCACTAAACTGTTCCTTAACATCTTTTTGACCATCTGATTGTGTAATCAACTCTTGGAACTCAGATATACTTTCTGGATAACCTAAACCATAGATCCAGTTATGGATTTCCAAATAATTTTCTAAGTTTTCATCTACAATAAAATCTAAAGTTAAATCTTCAAATTCTATGTTGTCACCAGGTAAATCAATCTTTTTTAGATAGTTGCCAAGTTGAGGTGTAGGTAAATTTATACCAGGTATCTTTGCACTATTGGAAAAGAAATCAACCTTAGGCGTTTTGACTATATTAAATTTAAAACCAACAGGAGACAAATAATTTTTATTTGTAACTTGTTTAGCAAAAAATGACTGAGATAAAGGATTAGTTGCTTGCGTCATTATTTTAGACAGGTCTCCATATAGTATATTTAGATAAAAAAAGAGGGTGTCAAACACCCTCTGAATTTATTCACTGAAACTATACTTCTTGACAAACCACAGTTCCCTGTGAAAAAGTTTTACATTCAAAAACTTTCTTTCTTGAGAATAATGTAATGATTCCAAATAATTGTGCGATTATAATAATCGAACAGACATACTTAGTCAGTTGTTTTGGTTTGATTTCCGTATGTCTGTCCGATTGTTACGGTATCGTAACTATTTATTTACCTATTCTTTCAACTGCGGCTC